GATTTAAACACAATCCAGGAACTCGCACAAGATGAGGATTACACCAATGGTCTAATAAATAACTTTGTTGAAGATACGGTTAACCAAATCAAGGGAAGTATTAATGTCACCGACACGCCATCCCAAGCTTCTGCTAAAGAAAAGTCTCAATTTGTTAATGAGTTAGAGGTTCAAGACGGTCGTATTATTACTGCTCAAAACCCAATAAGATTTAGCATAACTACACCAGTCGATCCAAATGATCCAGATCAAGGAGACACGGGCAAGTCTATGTACATTATGGGAATTGAAACAAACGATAAGGGATTGCCAGTTGTGCGTAATTCGGTAATGAGCGGTGAAGGCTCAAATGCAAGTACTGAAATCGAAAATTTACCACTTACCAAGGGCAGTGAACTATGGCGTGGTATGTCTGATTACTTTGGTGGTGAGAGGTATTTAATTAAAGCACTAAAGCGCATGGGGGTTGACATGGATAAGTATCAAATGTAATGACCACTTTTTTGGTATCTTTGCTTAACAAGCAAAATACCTTATGGACGATAAAGTTCTCAAGCTCATAGACCGAGCAATCAACGAAGGATTATCTTACGGAGAAGTTGAATCTATTATGGCATTCAATGGTTACGATCAATTATCTATTGATCAAGCCTTGTCTGACATTAAAAAAAAAAGACCGGAATTCGTTTCGGATGTTCCTTCTACTTCGGAGCAAGTGGATTCTGGGGCATTCAATGTTCCTACGTCAAATCTGGAATCAACCGATACATCCGATTCGGAATTAGTACCGGATGATTTAACTAAAGCCGACTTCGTTAACAACAGAGAGCCTTTGATGAACTTTGCTGACCAGCAAGCTCAAACAGCTCAAGACCTTAACGACCGACTTAAGTCTGCTGATCCCGATCCGTTAAACTTCTTTGAGAAAAGTGCAAAGCGCATTGGCGGTTTTGTTAGAGGCTCATCAACACCAGGTGGGCTTGGCTTTGGTGTGGTGCTTGGCAACATAAACGTTGAGGTAGAGAGAGCAGAGCAAGAGAAAGAGTTAGATCAAGATATTGACTATCAAAAATCAAGACGTGATGACCGTGTTGCTGCAAACGCAGCCTTGAACGATCACTTTGGTTTTGACTACAACTTATACGAAGAGGACGAGCAAGGTATCCTACGTCCTAATCCAGAAAAGAGAAAACAAGTAGACGATTACCTGGGCGGTATGAATGCCCAGGCTGACTTTATTCGTAACCAGGTAGGTATCGAAGATGCTATTAATGCAGAGGCAACTAAAAACAAACTACCTGGATTCACACAAGATGTTTATGACCGAATTTCAGCACCGGTATTATCATCAATGAACTTTGGTACAAGTACAGCTATCAATTTATATGGTACTGTCATGGATGCTATTGGCGCACCAGAGAGTTATGCTGGTCGTGCTAAAACATCAATTGCTGAAGGTAGAGCAACGGCACAATTAAGAGCTGGTCTTGATCCAAAAGACACACGTTCATTTACCGAGCTGTTCCAGGACGGTGAGATTGGTAAGGGTGCGCTTTCTTTAGGTCTTACCATGGCAGAGCAATTCCCGCAAATTGCAATGACTATTATGGCTCCAGAAGTTGGTTTAGCCGTGGGTGGTGTTTCTGCTGGTACGGCATCCTACATGGATGTGCGTAACAGATTGGACATGACCGTTGCTGACAAGGTAACTACTACTGTTGTGTCCGCTGCTTCTGAATATTTGTTTGAGAAAATCACTATGACGGATATTCGTTTAGCTCGTAAAGCCCTGGGTATAGACGAAGCTATTGATGCTGCTGGTGCTGGAGCAAAGAAAACAGCACGCACTAAAGCATTAAAAGAATTACGCAAGCAATCTAAAATGCGCCCATTTGTACAGACTGGTGAGCAGTTCTTATCAGAAGGTTTAGAGGAAGTTGGTGTTGAGCTGACTAACGGTGTATTAGCTTATATGATTTCTGGTGAAGTTACAGATCCTCGTGATGTATTAGAGAGCTTTATCATTGGTGGTATTATGGGTGGCGGTACTGTAGCTGTACCACAGATGTTGGCTTCTGGAATGAACGGTATGGCATCCATTGCCAACATGAAGGAGTTTAAGAATGTAAGCGATGAAATCCAAAGCTTGAATGCAAAGCTTAAGGACAACATGAGCGAGTACGATCGCCAAAAGATAACAGATCGTATTGTTGAGCTTGGTCAGAAACAAAGAAATATTGCTGCTGCATCTATGCCTATTTACGCTGCGATGCCTAAAGAAGCACAAGAAACAATGCGCCAGATCCATAAGGATATGAGTACTGCATTGAACTCTTACTATTCACTATCAGATGCAGATGCAAAGAAGAACCAGCTCAACGTTATCCGTGACTTAATCAAGGATAAAAATGTGATGGAAGAAGAGTATGCTGGTAGAGCTATTACTGCTCAAGAGCATAGTCCAAAGAATATTAAAATCAACGAAGAGTACACTGAAGAACTTAACGATTCAGTAGAATACGAGGACGGTCAAGTAAAGGCAGAGAATGGAATCACCAAGAGTGAAGCCAGTGCAATGTCAAGAATCTTTGGTATCGTAAAAGGTAAGGGCAAAGCAAAGGTTGTGGTACACAACTCGCTACGTTCGTTGATGAACTCTGATAGCCAGGCTCGTAAACTGTTCCGTGAGTCAAAAGGTAAGACCAGAGGTGTTGCTTATGTAAAGACAGAAAAGGGAGGCAAGAAGACTATTCACGTTCTTTCGCCACAAGCTTTTAGACTATACAACCAGCACGCTGGAACAGATCGTTCAGCTGGTAAGACATATGCTCACGAAGTATTGCACACTGCAATCAGTGAGATGCTAACGACAGATCCGTTAGCGCAAGAGCGTTTGTTTGCAGAGATTGAAAAAGAAGCTGCGGCTGGCAATGTGTTTGCTCGTGAGGCTTTGAAGTTTTCAGAGAAGTACACTGACGAGAAAGGCTTTGACGAGAACACTCGTAGGAACGAAACACTTACTGAATTCCTGGCGTTGATGACTCGTGGTAACAACCTGGAATCATTAAGACGTGATACACCAAAGCTGTTGGATCGCATCAAGAACCTGATCAATGATTTTTTAATAAGTTCTGGATACACTGATATTAAGATCCAGGACGATGCCGATCTGTTTACTGTTGCAAAGAACTTATCTGATGCAATGCGTTTAGGTTCTACGGTACAGTTTGGTCGTGACATACAACAAGCTGACGTTGCAAAGGCTAAAGCTAAACGTGCAAAAACTGCACCTACCACTACCGAAGCACCAGTTCCTTTGGCTGCGGACATCGATACTGAAAACAGCATTGATGATATTGTGTTTACACTTATTGCCGATGAATATGATCCTAACACCACAGATCAAGATCGTGTAGACCAAATACTATCTTTAGCCGGTATTAAGGATGTTGGCGATGCAATAGATAAAAACTTGACCAGTTTTAACGATCAAGAAACATTAGGACTGAACGATATAGCTGCCAATGCTTTAAGCCAATCTATGGGATTCTTAAGCAGCTCACTGTCTGTACAAAAAGCAAACGATCTAAAGACTGAAAATAAAACCAGAGAAGATCTTCTTGACCAGACTATTGAGGATCTACAAAATGAGTATTATTCAGCAGTTAGATATGACCGAGAGCCACCAATTACAAGTGCAGAAAAAGAAGATTTAAGAAATAGTATTTCGGTAAAAATAGTCGATGCTGCAAAATACCACAGCCGTCAGCTCGCCTACCAATTAAGGATTATTGAATCTACTATGCCGGTCTTTAAGGTAGACAAAATGAATACTTTATTAGCAAAGCTTAATAAAGTGGCAAAATTAAATGACGGTGATGCTTCACCTCTTTATGCGGATGTAAATTTCGTATATGATTTAGGTAGAAACGCTCTTGACAATGCCTCTACTGCATATGGTATTTTACAAGAACAGCTTGATAAACTTATAATTGCTAAAGAAGTATTGGCTGTTGAGGAAAATGCCAAAGAACCTAATATACGTCAAACGGTTGAAGCTTACCGTAAAGAAATTGCTGCATTCACAGAAGCTGCTTTCAAAAGATATGATAAAAGCTCGTTAGTTCCTTTTCGATCTTATCCAAGACAATTGTTTAGTGATGTTCTTTACCGTCACCGAACCAAACAAGATCACGAATTACCAGAAGATTTAAGAATAAGTAATTATCCAATACTAAAATCATTAGTAGATGTTGTTAATCGTTCTGGGTTTAACCTTGGAGGGATTGATAACTATGATGAACTTTTTAGACTTACTGGCGTTACTCAAGATGATGGATCTTCACTGATGTCAATAACCATGGGTCTTGATCCGGCCTATGTAAATGATCGTAGTATTGCTCATTTTGAGATGTATAAAACTCATAAAAAGCTCGATCCTACTATTGAGATCACAGACTATTATTTCTTTGATCAGGTTGCTCAACAAACGTTTAACGATCAAGTAAGTAATCTTGGAAAGTTATTGCCATTACAGCCGCAATCAGATATGATCACTGAAAAGCTGTTTTTGGATTCAGCTTTGATGAAGTCATTAAACCCGGAAACGTTAAAAATGAAATCTGCTTCAATAGATCAGTGGATGAAGTATTTTTCTCAAGTTAAAGGTGGGTCTGTTGAGGCAGAAACTATCAATCTCCGTGGTTTTTTAGAGCAATATATTTTAGACAATCCAGGGGCAAAGAGTATCCCTTTTGCCGCTATCCAGAATTACGTTAAAGACAATGCAATTGAGGTTTCTGTTGATGCGCCTTTAGGTATGTTGCGGTGGGCAGAGGCTTACTACGATCCTAAAAACGGTGTAGTTGTTATTCCTAATACATTAGGACCGGTAGCAACAGACCCGGCTTTAACAACTCCTACATTACGCCTTGCTCCAGATGAATTAGAGTTTGACGGCACTCATTCTTATCCAATGAAAATAGAGGAGGTAATGGGTATTACGCGTGGCGAATCTTTTGACGATGGAAATTATATGATAGAGGTTTTAGGAACAGTTGATATGCCTGATGGCGATGAGCTTTACGCCTATATGTCTATTGACTTGAAAGATATTTTTGATGACAATATTGATGATTTTGTTTTAAATGCTATAGAAGAAGCTTATGACGATGATAATTATGATTCCCTTGAGGATGAAATTATTCCAATAATAGAGTACAATGAGTTAAATTCTATTAATCCAAGAGACAGATTTGATGCTGTATATGAATATCAGTCACAGCGTATAGAAGACAATGATGAGCCAGACCCACAAGATGTTGTAGTAAAAAGCAATTCACTGTTAATTAATGTCGGTACTGGACTTACGAGAGCCGAGGCTATGTCACTTGCAAGAATTTCACCAGAAACAAGTGGACTGGGCCGTCATAAAATGTATAGCATTGCTTCAGAAAAATCACGTACAGCCGCTGGTGTAGCTGGTACAAACTACAGCGAGATTCTTATTCAACACCCAGAAGGTTTCTTAAAGCAAACAGAAACATTTAGAAACAACACGCATTTTTCTAATGCAAACGTTATTTCATTCATAAGGTCAGCAGAAGCAACAGCAGCGGATGGCGGTCGTGTTTTGTTGTTAGATGAGGTTCAGTCTGATTGGGGTCAGAGTGCAAGAAAAGAAGGGATGTCTGCGAATCCACTACAATCGGACAATAAAAAGCTGGTTGATCTAAATCATGAGTACCAGATGTTTCAAAGACCTCTTGACGAGGCTGTGAAACACGTTGTAGAGCCAAGAAATTTCACTGTAACTCAATTACTAAATAATTTCTCTGAAAGGGCAACTAATATTGAGTTGAACGAAAAAGACAGTAAGGACTCTTGGGCGAAGTATGCAGACGATCTAAATGATTATATTGTTAATAATCCATTAGAGGTTTTTGTGGTAGGTTTGAAGCTCGCTTCCGAGGAGGTAAGAAAATCAAACGAATATACTAATCAGATTTTGTACGATTTTTACAAAAAGTCTGGTGTAAATAAAGCGTATTTAGAAACACGATCAAAACATGAAAAATATTTTGACGAAATAGATAATACGATTACTTCTTTACGACCAAGAATTAAACAAGAATCAGAAAGAATATTTTTTAATAATAACCTTGCCTTCCTTACCAAAAAGTTATTAAGCTATCGTGATAATACTACAGCTTTTTCATCGGGACTTGTTACATATATGGATGTGGCAGAAACTGTTGGTATTTCTCGAAATTCCGAAGATGTATTAAGTCTTACAGCCGAAATTATAGATAAGCGTTATGGAAATTCTCCAACGGAGATTTCAGCAATAAATGAAGCTGTAGGAAAAAACGACAGAAATTTATTTAATGGTAGAGATTTTATAAACGTAGTAGATGTAGAATATTATGTTGGATCACGTTTTAATGAAGATTTAGATTCGGCTCTTAATCGTAGAGTGCATAGTGTTTTACAAGATAATCTTGACCTGGAAAAAACAGACAAAATAACTACAGCATTTAAAGAGTACCAAGAAGTTATTAAAAAGATTACTCCTGAAACATATGACCAAAGGATCATAACCAGAGAGCGCATTGTAAATGGTAAGCAAAATTTAAAAGATCTACACAGAACAAGAGAACAAATGGTTTCTGTTTTGTCAGAAGCTCTTCCTTCTTTAGGTATTAACATCCGTGACTATGACACTGATTTTAACCCTGACATGACTTACCGTAGTTCAGAAACTGTTTTAGAAGATATAGAGTTAACGTTTGATTCTACTTTCCACAAAGAGGTATCTAACTTATCAGCTAAAGAAGTAGATACTTTAATTAACAAAATAGCAGATGATCAAAGCGGTGTTCCGCTAATGCCTTACACTCCATACGGAAACAGAACGGATGACTGGGCTGGCATGAGTATGCGTGTTGCAGCGCAACTGGGTGCTAAAGGTGGATTTGATTATGTCGCATGGGTTCCAGGATACTTCCAAAAAAGAAGATGGGGCAGAAGCGGTGAGGGTCCAGCAAAATTCTATGATGATGTGTTGCCTGGAATTACTCAAAAACAAATTAAGAGGTTTGACAACAAAAATAAAGTTAAGCCAATTGAGATCTTCAACCGTTTCGCTGATCCTACCAGCGGTGCTTTCCAGGCTCTTGGTTTCTCTGTTACAGACAAGACTAAAAAATTCTTTGAAGATGGTAACGCTACTTCGTTTACCCTGGACACAGACTTTGCTGCTGATGTGCCAGATGTGACCAAGGAGAACCCTATCACTATCATCAATGCGCTATCGTTTGCAGATCAAGCAGCGATCCCAACAAACGTTGAGTTTAAAGAAGCTTTGACAAAAATGCTTCACGAAGACCCAAGGCGTGATGAAATTATTAATAAGTACGGTCTTACTTTGCAAAAAGGTCCAGATGGATTGATGCACTATGCAATGGATCAGGCACTGATGAATTATTTGACAGATGCATTTGAGCTTGAAACGTTAGTTGCAATGAAAGCCTATCCAGATGCGATTGGCTGGTACGATGAGACGGTTACAAAAGCGATGACCGTAGTTGAGTTGATATACCCAGAGATCAAAGCGGATAAAGATCTTGCTGCGATCATGAAGATGGCTGTTGCTATTTCTTCAAACGGATTGAAGGTCAAACAAAACTTTGCACTGGCTATAAAACAATACGAATACTTCCGTGAGAACGGCAAGTTCAATCCAGAGCTGGTTGAAGGGGCGCAAGGAGGATCTATGTCCAATGCTTTTGCATTTATCAATGAGGCTTTAGATATAATGAGCATTGAGAACTTTGTTGAGTTCCTGGTTACTCCGGTTCGTAACGGAGATATGTCCGCTACTATTACTGTTATTGATGAAGAGACTGGTAAGGAGAAGAAACAGAAACAAAACTTAAGCCCTCAATATCCAGTTGATCATATGTTGTTTGGTGCTGCTATTTTTGGCCCAAAGATTGGTAATGGTTTCTTTATGAACCTGATGGGTGAGTTCCAGACACTGACTATTGACCGTTGGTTGACAAGACAGTTTGGTCGTTTGCGTGGTGATCTTCTTATTGCAAGAAGTGAAGCTCTTACAAAATCAGGTGAAGAGCGATTTATAAAAGCTCTTACAAAGCTACGCAAAAGTGATCGCAAGAAGCTTGGCGCAATGAAGTCACGCAAGAAGCCATACTTTATAGACGAGCTGTTTAACCCGGCATTTGACCTTAAAAAGAATGCATCTGATTTAGACATAGATCAGTTATCTCGCAAGGTTGCTTCAGCTACAGCTAATAAAGATCGCCTTGCTGTATTACAGTCAACACCACAGCTTAATGAATTAAGAAAAGCAGCGAGAAACCACGTTAAGAATCTAAAGGGTGAGAAAGAAGCACCTTCAACTGGTACGGAGCGTGTGTTCATGGAAACTGTTTTCAAAGATCTTCAAAACAGATTGTTTAGCAAGTATGGTATCAGTATTACAATTGCTGATCTCCAGGCTGTAAACTGGTATCCAGAGAAAGCCTTGTATCAAACGTTCCAGGCTAAAAACTCAATAAGCTCTGCGAAAGACTTTACAAGCGAAGAGGAAAAACCAGACTACTTTAGCGGTGCAAGCGAGGTGGCAAGAGAAAAAGGAATTAAACAAAAAGACATAGACAATGCAATTGAACAACTCGACTTCAGACATGAGTCTGTTAGACAATCTATCGCAAAAGGAAATGAAAGCTTTGGCACAGCAAATCAAGAAGCTGACCTCGAAGGGGTCAGAAAAGCAATCAACCAAGTCCGTGCCGGGCAAGAAGTAACAAGCACTTTCTTCCACCTGGATGAGGAGTTCAACAATTACTCATTAGGGAGTAGATTAGGTGATGTTGAGTACAGCTCGATGCAACCACACGTTGTACAAGCTAAAACTTACCTGGAGCGTAGAATGAATGAAAACCCAGTAATGGAATTGGAAGGTCCAAAGGTGATTAAACATCCAGGGGATATTGCATTCTTGCTTCGCCATATGGAGAGTGAGTCTTCAGAGAGTACATTCTTGGTGGTTCGTGATAGAAACAATCCAAAAAACTACGATGTCACTTATATGACTACCGGTACTGTTAATAGTGCTTCGGTAGATCCTTTGAAAGTAAGACAGATTGTTACCAATTTCCAAGAGACATACGGTGTTGATGTTGATGCGGAAGTAACACTTGTACATAATCATCCTTCGGGCAGCTTAAAAGCTTCACCAGCTGATCTTCAAATGCACAAAAAGCTTTTAGAGATATTCAACAAAGAGCCTAATGTAAAAGTTGGTAACAGTGTTATCATCAACCTTGACTCTGGTAAATATGTGGAATTTGACAAAGGTCAAATAGGGTCTTTTTATACATTCCAATCTGATTTTACCACACTACAGAAGTATGAAAAGCAAACTGGCTTCAAGAATGTTAAAGTACAGAACTTTAACCGTCAAGAACTCTTTAGACCAAGAACAGCGGATAAACTTCAGATAAGAGGTTCAAATTATGTACCAAAATTCTTATCTCATTTTAAGGTTAGTGACACGACAAAGCTTGGTTATATTGTAATGAACCAGGCAAACGAAATCACTCGTATAGCCGTTCTTGATGCTGCTGCTTCCGCTGAAGATATTGGATTGATGATTGAGCGCACAGTTGGTAAGTACGGAAACAACATCATTTTATTCGGTAACGATAAGCCAGCATTAAAAGCTGTAGCTATAGCTTCTTATGAAGGTCTTGATGCACAAAGCGTTAACCTTTTAGATGTAGTTCATATTGAACCTGGTGGTTTGTACAAATCTGGTTCTGACACTGGGGAAATGCCAGGCTATGGTAGTTTTGCTCAATTCACATTAGAAGAGGTAGCAGAAGAATCAATGGAGGGTGCAATGTCTATCCAGGAATCACTGGCTGTTACAGAGATGCAAGCAGAGCAAAGTCCATTGTATCGTGAACGTGACATTGATTTACCAAACATTGATGAGATAAACGATGTGATCCAGGGGCATAAAGCTGGTAAGAAGATATTAGATGAGAATGCTCCATTGAATCCAGGCGATTTAGTTGGTGGCCGTTTAAACCTTAACCTTCTTGATGCTGGACAAAAGAAGTATGGATACAGAATGTCTATTCTATCTGTTCACAAGCCATCTAACCAAAAAGGCAAGAAGTACCAGGAACACAACGGTGTGACTACTTTTGCTCGTGAGAAGGTGGTTAGAAACGTAGATGTGATGACACTGCGTAACGCTTACTTCAACGTAAATGTGAAGGGATCGTCAGAGGTTGGTGCAATGCTGCATAACCGTTTTGTCAAGAAGTTAGATCCAAAGCAAATAAAAGAACTGTACCCAACTGCAAAGAACAAGTTCCCACTTGCTTCTGTAGATGGTGAGTATGTAGATACACCAAGAGAGAACACAAACTTTGACGGTGTAATGATCAAGTACAATCCAATGGCATCACATATGTTTATGGATGTTACCGGTAGACCAATCAAGTTTGCTGAAGAGGTAACCCTTATTGGTGATCGTGCTTATGCTCGTGGTAAAATAGAGTATGCAGAAACAGCCTGGGATCTACACACTGTGCCTGGTATAGGTGTAGAAGGATTCGTAGTGCCAACCAGGGTAACTACAGACCCAGCTAAAATTGAAGCTACGCATAACCAGGTGATGGAAAGCGGATTGCAGTTTAGTATTGATGAAAGCGGTCATGAAAGCCACAACATTCTGGACGATCAAACACTAAATATGCGTAGAACAGCGCAACGCTTTGCCAACTCGTTAGGTGATAGTGAAGCTGATGTTCGCAAGAAGATCTTTGACAACCCAAAGAACTACATCAACCAACAGAACCTGGAAGCAATTAAAGGTAACCTGGAAGAGATGTCTGATGAAGATCTAATCATGATCATGACGGACAATGCCCTGGTTAACTTGAGCTTGAACCCAGAGAACGGTAACGACAACATCTATGTACTTGCTGCTATTGAGCGCATAAACAGAATGCAAGCCAACGGTGAGGACACTGCCGATGCTATTGAAGCTCTTGCTAAAGTTGGTACAACAGTTGGTCGTATGCTGCGCCACTTTGCTGAACTCAAAACAAGCACACCAATTGGTATCGTGCAAATGATTGAGTCTGCTATGGGTAAAGCTGGACGTAGAATGACAGATGCTCAACGCCAGAACCTCATGAAGATTGCCCAGGAGTTTATGGATGCACAGCGTGCGCTCATAGATCACCAGGCTAACTTTGGGACTATGGATTCTGCGGAGTTCACAAAAGAGTTTACCAAGCTGTCTAAAGCTCTGGATAACGTAACCAGAACACTAAACAAGATTACAGCTACTCTGATTCCTAAAAGATACAGCAACCTATTTGGTACATTCATCAAGGGTAACCTTATGACTCCGGTATCATTAGTCACTAACGTTGTAGCAAACATATTTGAGCAAGGTAGATTTATAATCCAACGCCCTATAGAAGGAGCTATACACTTCTTGTCTTTCAAAGCAAGTAGACTGGTATCTAAATACCTGGGCAAAGATGTTGGTGTTAAAGAATACTACGGTCGTGAGGCTGGTGTAACACTACTTGCATTGCCATACGCTATGAAGCAAGGTGCATTAGGATTCGCAGAATCTATTAAAGGTATGTTTGTTAAGCAAGGCGAAACGCAAAAGATTGTACACACCGGTATCAATCCAATGTTTGCAATGTTTGCCGCAGTATCAGATACCAGACTGGGTGATTACTTGAAGAAGGTATTTAAGATGGATCTGATTAACACTGATGTGTTACCACGAACCAAAGAAGGTAAGGTTAAGCCTGGAGACAGAGTGAAGCTTATGATCGAGGGTATGTTTGGTATTGCACCGGACATCGTATTCCGTGCATTAGCAGTGGGTGATTTACCGTTCAGTAGGTTCTCTGGTGCATTCGTAGTATACAATGAGGCGATCAAGAGATTTGGTAGAGCTGCAATTGATACTGATGAGTTCCAAAACTTCTTGAAATACCCACCTCAAGATGTCGTAACAAAGATGTCTCGTGAAGGTCAACGTGCTACATTCCAAGAGAAGAACACAGCTTCTAATGCAATCCTACAGTTTAGAAAAATTGTAGAAGGAAAGGGAACTATTCCTGGAAGAATGATGGGCTTCTTGTTTGACTCGTTTATGCCATACGTTAAGACACCAGCAAACATATTTGTTTCTACAATGAAGATTGCTATGCCTGGTGTTGGGGCTATGTCAGCAATGTATAATTACAGCCAGGGCAACCACAAGAAAGGTAACGAAGATCTTTCTATGGCTATCGTAGGTACAATGATGATTAAGGCTGCCGATCTGTTAATTGCTGCTGGTGCTATCATTGGTGCATTCACTGATGAGGACAAAGAAGAAAAGTCATTGCAGTACGCATACACTGGTGGTCCAATGCGTGTAAACCAAACAGCTATCCGTAGATACCTATTGTCTTTCAATGAAGAAGATCTACAATTCCAGGAAGGAGATAACTGGATGAAGATTGATAAGTCTGGTATTATTGGTGTTGTGATGGGCGCAAGAGCTACAGCAACTAAAGGTTTAGATCATACAGCGAAGAGCAAGAAGAACATTTGGTACGCTCCAGGTGAGGACAGCTTGTTTGATACGCAGTTTATGATCAACTACTTTAACCCAGCTATGATGACCGGTACATTTAAGTTCATCAACTCTATGAGCTTCTTGCAAGGTGCGAACAGCTTGTTAAGCTTGATCGCTGGTGATGAAGAAGGCTACGAAATGCAAAGAAACATTGATAACTGGTTTAGATCAGTAACCAGTGTAGCACTGCCAAACACAATCAGTGCTTTTAACCGTGCTAACCGTAGTCATATGCCTATATTCCGTAACAAGGATATTGCCAGAAGAATGCAGTACATCCTTTTAGACAAGACCTTTAACGTGGAAGGTTACCCATCCAGAGTAGACATGGTAGGGCGAGACATCCTACAAACACCTGAAGGAAAGAACCCATACTACTACCATATGTTTAGTGTTCTGAAAGGTCAAGAGGTAGATCCTCATCCAGTAATCCGTGAGTACCACAGATTGATGACAGCCACCGGAGATGGATCATGGCTACCTTCTGCGCCAAGCAAGATCACAAGCTATTACTACAGTCCTACAAAAACAGACTTGGGTTCTGAAACATACAATGAGATTGTATCGATGCTCGGACCGGGCGAGAAGGTTAAGATGCGCTTTGAAGAAAAGGATTTAACCAGAATCCAAAAGATGTATTACCAGGATCTAACCAAGAACGTTGAGAGTCTAATGGCTACTGACAGTTACGCTGAAGCGCAAGACGATCGTAAGGTAGAGCTGATCCAGGGCGTAATCGCAGACACACGCAAGATGCAGTACGTTGTTTCACGTGATCCTATATTTGGATCTGTTAAGTTGAAAAACGAATGGTATAAAGAGTTCTTGAAGCTTACAGTTGAAGGAGCTAAAGGATTAAAAGAACAACTAAAAGAAAGTGAAGAATGAAATTAGAGGTAATTAGATACCACACTTCCGATGATTATACTTTAGGTATGTTGCTTGATGTAACGGAGGGGCGCAAGTTCCTCTGTTACACATTGGAAGATGAGTACAGAGAAGAAAAGGTAATGCACGAAACCAGAATCCCAGCTGGTACTTACAAGATCACACTACGTACTGTAGGCGGCTTTCACGGTCGATACGAAAAGAAGTACGGTAGTATGCACAAGGGAATGCTATGGGTACGTGACGTTCCAGGCTTTGAGTACATCCTGATCCACACCGGTAACACTGATGAACACACCAGTGGATGTTTGTTGGTAGGGAACAGCTCGGACTACAAAGGTTTTATTGGAAGTTCTGTTGATGCTTACAAGAGGGTGTATCCCGGCATTGCTGCTGCACTGGAATCTGGCGAGGATGTGGAGATTACTTACACTGATTTTGACCTTTGATATAACCCTTATCTTTGACCTATGAAAAAGTTTTTTGAGATATTTAAAATAGATAACACCTGGAACGAGAAGACTATTATTGGATTCTTGAGTTTTGCTGTTATGATTTTGGTAATGATCGCTGACGTTGTTACTGGTGCTATAGGTAAGGATTTACCTATTAATGAGTTTACATACAACAGTTTTGTATATATAACCTTGGGTTCGTTTGGGATTGCTGGCCTGGAGAAGTTTGCTAAACAATGAACGAGACAGATTTAAAACTATTGTTTGTAAATTTTTTCAGCTTTGGAGTATCCATGGCTACAGTAGAAGTTGGTTTAAAGATCGCACTGTTACTAATATCGATAGGGTATACAGCTCAACGCTGGTATATGCTGCAAAAAGAAAAGAATGATGAATAAGATTACTTCAGTAAGAGCAGTATATGCATTGATTGCATTGCTTTTAATTATTGGTGTTGCTAATGATTGGATGGGCCTAATTGTTTTTGTTGCCTTTATGCTAATCTTTGGAGCATGGACTCGCAAATGTCCTTCAATGTGGTTGTTTGAAAAAATAGGATTCCGCAAGACAGAACTGTAATGAACGCTTTGGATGGCATATCAAGAAGATCAATAGTATGCTTGATTTGTTCTACACTGATTATGCTAACCTTTTTTGTGTTCAAGACACTTGTTGTATTTAAATACATACACCACTCAACCTTTACTCACTATTTTGAATGGCTATCTGTAATTGCTTTTATGCCTCCGTTTTTTATGGTGGTGCAAGAGTTTTTGCAAAACAAAGCAGAGATCAAGAAAGATCTGGGTAAAAAGAATATATACCTGGAACACGCTGCTAAAATCATACGTCATGATATGCATAGCGGTATCAATACCTATTTACCAAGAGGTATAAAATCATTAAACCGTAGGCTTACTAATAAGAACATTAAAGACTTACGGATTAGCGCACCTTTAAAGCTTATTGAAGATGGACTACACCATGCCCAGAAAGTGTATGCTGGTGTATACGAGTTTACGAACCTGGTGAAGGAGAACGCAGTGCTAAACAAAGCTACGTGTAACGTAAAGGATGTATTGACGAACTATTTAAAACTGACAGCATATAAAAATCAAGTTGTCTTATCTGATAACTTGCCAGATGCATTAGATATTAATGAGGCATTATTTTGTACCGCCCTGGATAATTTTATAAGGAATGGGTTAAAGTATAATGATAGCGGAACAAAGTGGGTAAAAATATACCATGAAGGCAGCTATCATGTTGGTTCTTTTATTGTTGTAGAAGACAACGGTAGAGGAATCACAGCAGAAGAGTTTATAGAATTTTCCAAACCATACACCAGAAGAGAAGGACAGAAAGAATCTGGAACTGGATTAGGCTTAAACATATCTATTGAAATATTAAAAGAACACGGATACAATGTGTTTGCTAAAAAAACTACTAACGGTACGAAAGTATATATAAAATTATGATTGATACATTAATGCTCATAGATGACGAGAACTTATTTCACCTGGTGTTTGAGGATGCTTGTTCAATGCTTGATATAGCTTTGTCTATAGAGTCTTTAGACAGCTCGGATGAAGCTGATAAAAAATTTAAAGCATGGTTTCCGGATGATCCAGATCATGAACGTCCACAATGTGTATTTGTAGATCTAAATATTATTGGATCTTCCTTCGATGGCATTGAAATGATACGTAAGATAAACACAGATTACGGCAATGGATGTGTTATAGGTATTATATCAAGTAGCTCTGACCAAGAAGAAATAGAAAAAGCTAAAGCTGTAGGCGCACAGTTTTGGATTATCAAGTCAGACGATATTGAACCAAGACTTGAGGAATTCCACAGCGACTACGAAGGATACGTTAATAAAAAAAACCCATTTAAAGTTTATAGATAATGAAGGAGTTTAGAGTTGCAATCATTTTCTTTTTGTTGCTGGCTGTTGCCGGTTTACTGGTCCAAAAGAACAAAAAGGACTACGAGACTGGTTATCTAATCAATGGGAATCCTGATAATAGCTATTTAGATAGCACAAGAGTATACGGTTGCGGTGATTAGCTCTAAAGACACAGTAAAGCAAGCAATATTAAAGGCACGATCTAAAAAAGTTTACATCGAAGGAAACTTTATAAAGCTGTTGTCTGAATCTACTGATGCTGATGTAAAAGAGTATATAAAAGAATGTAAGCGAAGGGATTTAGCATCTAGGCGCAAACGTTTGGACATAACAAAGCAAGTTCAAAAACAAAACCAGGAGTTAGAGCAAGCAGCAATAGAACGTGGTGCGTTAGTCTTGGAGTTGCAAAATTCACTGGAGCAAACTCAATCTGCAAAGAAAGAAGCAGAAGCCTTACGTGATGAAGCATTAGGCGATTTGGATCTGATGCAAAAGAAGACACAGTTTGAGCTAATCAGTACAATAGTAAGAGTTGCTTTATATGTAATTATTGGCGTAGGAATACTTACAACATTAATGTATGGTTGGGCAATATTCTCTGGAGTAGATACCCAGATAATCGGAAGCACCTGGTCTAATATGTTTGGTATATTACTTACGAATGCCTTTAGTATCGTAGGTACTATTATGGGTGTGAAATACGCAACAGATAAAGAATAATATTAAAAATGAAATGGTTAATCAAGACAAGCTTACTCACGCTATTATTAACTTCATGCAGCGCGCAATGGCATCTAAAGACAGCGATCAAAAAAGATCCATTGATCCTGGAGAAAGACACGCTAACTGTAGTGGACACCTTTGTAACTGCTCCGGTTGCAATCCATGATACAATAACGCTAAAACAGCGTGACACCATAACAATAACCAAAGACAAGCTCACGGTTAAAATTGTTAGATCATTTGATACTATCGCAATAGAAGCTGAATGCGCTTCTGACACCATAATTAGAACTATTGAAGTCCCATACGAGAAAGTTGTGTACGTTCAGCAAAAGACATTAAAACAAAAACTACAGACCTGGGCGTTATACCTGGTTGTAGCTTTTATAGGTTTTAAGTTTATTCAACGAGCAGCTGATAAATTCTTTGATGCGTAAGAAAAACAAAGCATTACAAAATACCAACTCTAAAGGCAAGTGGTGCGAATATGCACCGGTTGAGTGCGGTAGTAAATGTTGTAAGGGATCTACAAAAAACGAGAAGTAAAGCTCTTGTACTCGTCAATTGATATGTGAGATTTCGACAGCCAGTGCGCCCGCTCTTCTTCACTATCACAAAACTTCTCAAGTACCCGGCACAAGTTTACCCTGACTGATTCGTAGTTGTCTACATTGCCTCCTCTGCTGTATATCTTCTCTTCAAGTATGTAGCTGTCTATAACTTCATCCATTGCAGCTACCAGGCGTGACATATCTCTTTCAACTAAAATCAAGTCTCTTACCTTCCTGGAAGCGTGTATAACAGTTGCGTGATCCTTGTCCAGGAATCCACCGATCTCCGCAGTCTTATAACCTCTATTTCGCAGTGAGTACATGAAGGTGTGGCGTATGTCAATGACATCACGTTTTCTGGTCTTATCTCTCATGTCTACGCTGAAATATTCGTTGACCTTGTCAATCAGCTTGTTGACTTGTATTTTGTTCATGTGCATGAAATTTAGGAAGAGCGAAGTTAACAATAATGTGTACAACGCCCAAGAAATATAAGGTTTAAAGAGTGAACGCAGATTATTTTCACATTTTTGTGGAAAAAGGTTGTATATGTCCCAGGCGTTTCTTAAATTGCAGTATAATAAAACGAGAGAGATCATGACAAAAATTAGCAAAGGACTTTATCAGACAAACTGTGACGGCCATATAATTGAGGTACGGAACGTTTCTGAATTTATTAGTGGAACACTGGTGTGGGAGATCATAAGCGGCACACTGGACCTGGAATTGAACACGGAAAAATTAGACACTTTGTACTCTACAAAGAAAGAATGTCTGGAGGTATTACCAGAGATCGTCAAAACATCACCTTTAATTTAATGACTATGGCACTTTTACCAATTTTACTTTTGTTGTTACTAACCATAAATAAAAACGAGAGACTATGAAATTAGGAACAGAAACCGGTTCTGTAATGAACCACTTGATAAGCAATAACCCTACACCTCCAGTAGTAGGAAAAGGGGCCACAGAGTTAATGTGGACTGACCGCCACGCATACTTCGTTAATGAGGTGTCGAAAGATGGCAAGAGATGCGTAATAGAAAAAGCTAAACCTATACGCACTGACGATAGAGGTATGGCTGAATCCCAGGATTACAAGTTTGAGCGCACGGGCCATACCACGGAGCTTCGCTTTAAGTGGGGTAAGTGGAGATACCAAGGCGGAAACGAATGGAACAATAGCAAGTGGTATCCTATAAGTATTGTGTTCGGGTATATGGACGAATACCATGATTTTTCATTTTAATATATAGATTTATGAGAGAAGATTTAATTACGGCTTTAAAGAGCCATGACTGGACCTACGAGTATGCTGATGACTACAAGAAGTATCAGCGAGGAAGCAACCAAAGAAAAGCTATTTACGCAATGATTAGCGTTGCTAAAGAGCAAGGTTGGGGAGATGATGCAGATCAGTTGTATAACGAATACAAGAAGTGATGCCGTACAGAAATATTTATGGGGAGAGTTGTTACTGTTTTGGTTGGTTACAAGCTGATCCAGGCAGTGATGACTTCAAGCCAACGACTGGAGGAAATACAGTCTGGGCTAAAAACAAGAGAAAGGCAATTAGCATTGTCAATAAACAGCAGAAGCAATTCGAGAAAGAGCATCCAGATTACGTTAGGCTGCGTGTGAATGTAGAAACAGTACGTATACTAAAGTCTGCTGAAGCACATCGAGAGTATGATTACGGATTGTATTTAATGACCATATGACACCGAGAGAAAAAGCATATAAAAGAGTATTGGACGAGCTGTATCCTGGCCTTGTGGTCAGACCATTAAGCGAAGATTCATTGAGCGAAGGTTTAGTGCTGTCAGCTGAAAATGATGTCCGTACAAAGAGTGGCATACCTCTGATCGATTACTACCATGAAGTGGAATGTGAACTATCTGGAGGATGGCAGACTGGAGAGCTGTACGAGATGGGCGTAAGCTTTGAGTTCCAGGGATGGGTGGAAAAGCACCCATTACTGCACGTTGAATGGGAGAACCCTGGCGTGCTTAATCTATACATTGTAGAATATGACTGATGATTATTTAAGAGCAAGGATAGAAGCTTTAGAGCTGGAGTTAGAAGCTACAGTTGAGGCGTATACCGAAGCAAACCGTAACATATCCAAGGAATCTTCATTAAAGATCCTTAAGTTAGCGGTAGAAAGAATTAAAATTCAATTAATTAAACAAAAGGAAGATGGCACAACATCAATTCAAAACGACCAACATTAAGGGCAAAGCCTACGTTGAAGTCAACGAACGTATTAAGTTCTTTAGAACAGACAAGAAGTATCAATTCTACGGATTGGAATCAGAGATCGTCAAGTTAGATGATAGTGAGTGTGTGATCATTGCACGCATTGTAGATCCAGAGAACAGAATCGTAGCTACCGGCATTGCCCAGGAATACAAATCCGCATCAAGGATCAACAGCACAAGTTACGTTGAGAACTGCGAGACAAGTGCCTGGGGTCGTGCATTGGGTAATTTAGGCATTGGTATCGATACCAGTATTGCTACAGCTGAAGAAGTGAACAATGCGATTCACCAACAGACAAACCCAACAAAGCCAAAGGCTGATGTCTTTAAGCAAGCCCTACAACACCTGGAGGGATCAAAAACAAAGGATACTGCATTAGAGCGTATCCTGGGCAAGTACGGTGATCAATTTACTCCAGATCAAATCAAACAATTAAAAGCCTTGGTGTAATGGAGTTTGCTAATAAGCTTCAAGCCATTACCGGGAAAGATTATGTCAGCTACAGCTCGATTAAGTATGCGATTGCGGATATGCGATTGTTTGAGCTGTATATGGCTGGTAAACTAAAGAAAGAATCCGCTGCTTTATCATTTGGTAGCGTGTATGATCTATTGCTTTTTGAACCTAACAAGTTTGAGGAACAATATGTAGTCTTTGATGACTCCGAGATTATTGAGGGTATAAACTCAAAGAATCCAAGGATCACTAAAGTCTACAAAGAATGGAAATCAGATTTCCTTAAACAGATCGGTAACCGGGATATGGTATTGGCCGAGGATTACCAAATGGCAATTGATATGATTACGAGACTACAAGATACTGGCATTATAGACCAGTACATGACTGGTGAATATCAAGTTGAGTTTAACACATTTATTGGTGATGTTCCAGTCCGTGGATTTTTTGACTGTTTAGGCGATGGTTATGTAACAGATAGCAAAAGCACACGATCTGTTACTGGCTTTCGATATGATGTTCCAAAGTTTGGATATGATATCCAGGCATACATTTACAAGGAGGTATCCGGCAAGGATGACTTCTACTGGGTTGCCCAGGAAAAGACCTACCCTTATTTACCAGGGGTCTATCGTGCGAGTGATGTAAGTATACAGCGTGGTCACGATAAATTTTGGAGAGCTGTGGAGACGATACGAGAGTACCTTGAAGGCAACAAGTCTACAGATCTATTTTACATTGCCGAAGAACTTTAACGTTTCATTTTTAAACAATTTCGTATGTACGAGAAAAAAGAGTACAAGAACGATGGAGTCCTGATGGGCAACATCAATTCCCCAATGGTAACGTTCCGTTGTGGAATTACATTAGACCAAGCAAAAGACTTGGTTAAGTATGCCAATGACAAAGGTTGGATCAACTTCGATGTGATGCACACCAAGAATGGCAAATCAATTATGAAAGTAATCGATCCAAGATTGGTTGCTGCAAATGCTAATGCACCAGAGGCTGTTGCTTCTGAAGATGGATTGCCATTTTAATTTAATGGGCTGCCGGGTAACCGGTGGCCCTTTTATAACCTTATATGCAAGTACCAATTTATTATACAGTATGCCGTATCATGTGGAAGACAAAGCGAAGCAAGGGTGTGAAGGATGTCTGGTTAATCAGCCATCACAAAACAGTATCCCAGATCCAGGCAAACAAATTAGATTGGATCAAGGGACACTACTTTAAGAACACCAAAGTGAAACCAGACGTGTTGGTCCAGGAGATTAAAAGTCAGAAACAGATAGGTACTACATCAAGACCAGAATTAAGAGAGGATGATTAAGAGATATTTAAGAAAACAAAAGCACAGAGTATATGTGCGTTCGCTACTCAACGAATTACGTTGGGACACAATCAACACTACAATATCGGCATCAACAACCGGATGGACGGTGGGTGTAACTACACACCTGGAGAACAACGGTAGACTGATTCGTAAATACGAGAGGAGATTGAGATGGCTAAAGTTTTAGAGTTTGATCGATTTAGAGAAGCTGTAAAGCTATTGGCTTTGTACCAGGTAACCTTGGAGCAGATGGATATGTTTCGCCAGACAAAGATGTATAGACATAGTATCAAGCAAAGGATGCAAAGTTTGGAAAAGGATATTGAGCAGCTTATAAAGAAGCCGGTGGTAAAATTAGACAATACAGATTTTGACATCTTCCAGGAGATACAAATAAAGGTTGACACCATTTTAGATTTGTCTATTGATGAGCTTACACAACTGCGTGTGATAGTGGAAAACACCAGAAACACAGATCCTCACAACGATGAACCTTAAATTGTCACAAAACAATGGTGCTTATTTACACCACTAACAAGAGTTTAAGCATATAAAGATGGGTTTATCCATCTTCGGGGAAAAGTTCGGGGAAAAGTTCAAGCCATTAAAAATAGGCGCACACATATAAAAATAGGCGCAAATTAGAAACCTTTAAAACAAAAGAGAAATGAAAGAAGAGGAATTACACCCAATAGACATTAGTGTGATGTTCAATGATGGTACTATTCACACATTTGAAAATGCAATGTATTACGAGACATATGGGGATGATAGTAGATACTATATTCAGTTAAAAGGAGGTAAGCGATTAGTCATTGACAAGGCTGATGTGAAGTTTGTTGAACTGCCTTATCTGAATAAAAACCTTTAAAACAAAAGAGAAATGAGTGAGAACAAACTAACACCAATGCAAGAGCATTACGAACTATTAGTTTGGTGGCGAGATGAGATAATTAAGAAAAAACACGCAGTACCCGAAAACATAGAGTATTATGACGGTATGATATGGGCTTTTGAATTACTAATGAATAGTATTGAGGTAAAGGGGCTTGAGAAAGAGAAAGAGGTGATGTGTGAGTTTGGGGAGAATGTAAGAGGAGCAATGCTTAAATCTGATAAACATAGAACCACTGAAGAAGTATATAACGAAACCTTTAAAACAAAAGAGAAATGAAACAGATTAAACGATTCTTTAAACACCTTGCTTGGTTAGAGCAAGAGAGAGTCAAAGCAATGATTCATTGTGGTAGACCAACATCAATTTAACACCAAATGGAAGACATGATAGCATTATGCAATCGAGATAAAGAAGAGTATGGGATCGAACGTGATTGATACCATAATCGGTATTGTGATTGTGGTTTCTTGGAATTCTTTCTTGATATACCGCTGGTGGAAACAACCAAATAACAATCAGAGTGATTGAGATAGACGTAACCGAAGAGCAACTGAAAAGAGCTGAAACTCGTTTTGAGTTTAAAGAGCTCCGTGGTTCTATCACTAAAGGTGATGGTAATCTAGCGGGCGCTCTCGGTGAGATCATCGTCTTAGATGTTTTGGAAGAGAGAGGTAACGATGTTGCTGATGTTAGCACATACGACTACGACCTCAAGGCTAATGGGTTAACCATTGATGTTAAAAGCAAGAGGACCAACTATGCTCCCCGGGAAGGATTCCGGGTGACAGTGTCAGCGTGGAATACAAAGCAGCGGTGTGACTACTACATGTTCACCTATGTAACAAACGACATGAGCAAGGTTTATATAGCAGGGTATATGCCTAAAGATGAGTTCTTTGAAAAAGCCACATTCCATAAAAAGGGAGATCCCGATCCTGGTGAGCTCGCTAATAGAGACTGGAGATTTGCTTACGATTGCTACTTAATGAATTTAGAACAATTAAATAAACTGTCATGAACAAAAAGGAAACCATCATTGAGCTTTATGCTGACACAGACGAAATTTTATTTGCCGACGGATACGACGATTGTATCATAGGTTTTGATCCGGTAGGCTGGAAAGTCATCTACTCAAGAAGCCAGTGCATAGATAAGCTTTGTCTGGTAGACGAGATGAGTAGCGAAGATGCTATTGATTGGCTAGAGTACAATACCTTCAATGCATACGTTGGTGAAAAGACACCTATCTTTGCAGAGGATTTAGAATGGGATATCGTGTTTGAAGAACCAGAAGACTTTTTTAATACCGACGAGTTCCTAGCAATGGGTTGGTTTAAACGACTATGGTGCAGAATTAAAATAGCTTTTATTACCTTTATATCATTATGAGTTATAGAGAAGACCCTAATGCTAAGATGGTGATTGACTGTGTTTTGCGCAGGAACGCTAAGATGTTTACTGATCTGGGAGTAGACAGCAGTCCGGAAGAATATGCTAGAGCTAGAAAGATAGAGAACGATCGTCTGCGGAAAATACGCAAGTTTGATCCAGAGAAAATAGACCGTCTACTAATAGAATGAGCCAATAAACTACTGACGGAAAACGTTAGTATTAAAAGTATTTTAAATGGCTGGACTTGTAGAAATAGAAGGTTACGACGAGAAGGTTGTCAATATATGCCCAAACGGAACTTCGGGTGAGGTTATTGAGATCGCTGAACTGCTCATACAGCTCCCTAAGAAACCAGCTAAGAAAGATATTCTGTTTAGCGGTTACAGTAAGGAAGATCAGTACTGGCGCCGCACAGAAATGCCTGGAGACCTCAAGCGTGTCCGATCCATGGATGAGTGGCTTGAAGCACCAAAAGAATTCAGAGACAAGCACATCGAGTTTATACAGAAAGAGTTTACCCGTCGTAATGAAGGGGTTTGGTTTATGAACAACGGTATCGCTACCTACCTTACCGGTCGTCATTACATGATGCTCCAATGGTCCAAGCTCGATATTGGATATCCTTACTACTTAGAGTTTCAGCACCGATTGTTTCTTCACCAACGAGCATGTGAGTGTGACCCGAGAAGTATGGGTCAGATATACACCAAGTGTAGACGTTCTGGATATACGAACATGTCTGCAGCTGTGTTGCTCGATGAGGCAACCCAAGTGAAAGACAAGCTATTAGGACTACAGTCTAAGACGGGTAAGGACGCGCAGGAAAATATCTTTATGAAGAAGGTGGTCTACATGTTTAAGACCTACCCATTCTTTTTCAAGCCTATACAAGATGGTACAACAAACCCGCGTATGGAACTCGCTTTTCGTGAACCCAGTAAGCGGATTACCAAGAACAATAAAACCACTAGTAAAGGCGAAGCTCTTAATAGTATTATTAACTGGAAAAACACTACTAATAATGCCTACGATGGAGAGAAGCTCCACATGCTGTACTTGGATGAGGCTGGTAAATGGGAAAAGCCTACTGACATACGAGAGGCATGGAGAATACAAAAGACTTGTCTCATTGTAGGGCGTAAGATTATTGGAACCGCTATTGTTGGATCCACGGTTAATCCAATGGATAAGGGCGGAAAAGAGTATAAAGACCTATGGGCAGACTCTGACCCCAACAAGCGCAACGATAACGGCAGGACAAGATCTGGACTATATAGAATATTCATACCAGCCTATGAAGCTCTAGAGGGATTCTTTGATAGATACGGGAATCCAATAGTTGAAAATCCAGAAAAACCAGTGATGGGTATTGACGATGAAGAGGTGACTATAGGCGCAAAGACGTTCTTGAAAAATGAACGCAGGTCTCTAAACGATGATCACTCAGAACTTAACGAGGTGATACGACAGTTCCCCTTCACAGAAGATGAAGCTTTCCGGGATAGTATCCAGGGTTCGCTGTTCAACCTCACAAAGATATACGAGCAGGTTCAGCACAACGACGGGCTGTATCCTAATCCGGTTGTCATAGGTAATTTCGTTTGGGAAAACGGTGTTCAAGATTCTAAGGTTATATTTGCCCCAGACATGAACGGCAGGTTTAGAGTTGCTTGGCAGCCTCCGGCTGAATACCGGAATAAGATTGTGAACGAACGCGGCAAGCGATTGCCCGGGAACGCTCATATTGGTGTTGGTGGGGTCGATAGTTACGACCTTGATGCTACACTTGATGGACGTGGTTCAAAGGGTGCAATGCACCTTTACAACAAGTTTAATATGACAGCGCCATCTAACATGTTTGTAGTAGAATATGCTTCTCGACCTCCCCTCGCTAAAATATTCTATGAAGATGTGTTGATGGCTGCTGTTTATTATGGGTATCCTATACTCATAGAAAACAACAAGTACGGCATTGCTAGATACTTCGAGCAGCGTGGATACGACGGGTATCTCATGGACCGACCTCAGCACTTAGCTTCTGCTTCTAGCAAAGTTAATGTCAAAACAAAAGGTATTCCATCCAACTCTGCAGATGTTATACAGTCCCATGCGCAGGCCATAGAAGACTACATCCACAACCATGTAGGTATGAACGGTGAGGCCATGCAGTTTGGTAACATGTATTTCAATAGAACGCTAGAGGATTGGATTGGATTTAAGATCGACAATCGAACAAAATACGATTTAACAATTTCGAGCGGCCTTGCTTTATTAGCGGCACAAAAAGTTAAGCAAGAAAAAAAGCGATCAGACTTTTCCGAAAAGAAGTTCTTCCGTAAGTATAAGTTCAATGCCTAGGAATATTGCGTGTAGTGATTTAGTATATTTGCAAGGAATACTTTATCTCACGAAATGTTTGATAGTAATAAAAAATCCGATAGATACGGGAACTTCCCCGACCCACTAGCTTCCCCGGAAGTTAAATTGTCTCCAGCTTTTGGCCTTAAATACGCCATGGCTATAGAGTCACAGTGGGGTAATGCGGCAGACGAGGGTTCTCTCTACTACCGTAGAAAGAAAGAATTTGAGAATTGCCGTGACTACGCAAACGGAACTCAAGACACTTCTAAGTATAAGCAGATTCTAAACTCCTTAGATCCGAATAACGGTGACGGGACGCTACTGAATCTTGACTGGACGCCAGTACCAATTGTACCTAAGTTCATTAAGATTGTGGTCAATAAGATTCTATCTGCCGACCCATATCCAAACGTAGAGGCTGTTGACCCATTATCACGTACGGAGAAGGACAAGAAGAAAAACAGACTAAAGGCACAAATCCTAACCAAAGATTTTTTGGCAAAGGCAAAGGGTGCTGGATTAGAAACAGAAGTTGACCCGGAAGCTTTACCAGAAAACATGGAGGAAGCAGAGATCTTCATGGATACCGGTGTGAAGACACAAGCAGAGATTGCTAGTCAGATCGCCACTAAGATGACTCTCGACTGGAACAACTTTAACGATTCGACATACCGTCGTGCAATCAATGACCTAGCTAGTATTGGTATAGCGGTTATTAAGCGCGACAATGACCCGAACTACGGGATTACAGAAAACTACGTAGACCCATCGCACTTCATCCACAGCTACACTGAGGATCCGAATTTTGATGACCTAGTTTACGCAGGACACATTAAGCGTATTACTATCCAAGAACTTAAGCGTCTCGCAGGAGAACAGTTTACGGAAGAGCAGTACTACGAAATTGGCAATACGGTGCGTAACCGTTTCCAGAACGATCCTTCTCGTCTTACGCATTCTTACTACGATAAGAGCCTTCAACGCGCGTCTTACGGGTATGATGAGTATTTCGTAGAGGTGATGGACTTTGAGTTCTTGTCGGTAGATAAAATTTACTACGAAGAGAAAGAGTCTCGTCATGGGAATAAGAACTTCTTCTACAAGGGTTCTGAGTATAAAGCTCCTCAAGAATCTGTGTACGAGCGTGTGGGCCACTGCCTTCACAACACCACAGTGTACGGTGGTAGTTTTATACTAGGTACAAAACACCTATTCAACTACGGGATTAAGAAGAACATCCCTAAGAATATTCACGATATTACAAAGGCTCGTCTATCGTACAGCGTGGTTGCTACAAACCTACGCCGCATGATGCCTAAGTCTATTGTCTCTTCTATTATTGGGTTTGCAGATCAACTTCAGCTTACTCACTTAAAGATTCAGCAGGCTATTGCTAAGGCCAAGCCAGAC